TGCGACACCGCTACTCACGTAAGTGGTAGCTGGTGCTCAGTGTCGCGCGAATCAAGGACTTGTGTTCTCCTCACTGGAAACCAAACTAGGTTCGATTCCGTATCCGCAAAAGGATTGCTAGGCGTTGTACAATGCTCAGTGGTCTCATCCACCTCATCTCTCTCATAATCAAGAATAATCAATATTCCCGTATCCGCGTTTAACCTCCTCGAAGGGACTTTACACAAGGTAAAGATCCGCCAACGAGGTTGTAGGAACATCCCTCAGACAATAACGTTGACTTAGTCAGTAAAGAGTAGCTTTCGCATACTCCTTCACCATCAGAACCAGGGAAGCATAATGCATTTCCAAGGTTCCAAAAGGAAGAATCTCTTTACCAGACTATCCAACAAACTTACCACTTACACTGCCGACGTGAAGGTTAACCCGAAACCGCGGTTTAGACGCAGTCCCATTTCTCCCCCGTTAATAATTCAAGTTACCGAAGAAGCATCTTTCAATGCAGCATATCAGCAAGCTAAACCAAGCGAGGGATACTGTTAATATAATCACGTCTTCACAGCGTGGTGATGAAGAACGGTACATGACCGATCATCGTCTTAGGGATGTAACAGCAGCGTCAATTCGCCGCAAAACATCTTTAACGGACACAGAGAGCATCAATCGTTCTCCTATCAGACTCTTTTTTTCACAGTTATAAACCTGTGGTTAAAGAGAGACGAAGGTAGACGCTGGCACTGTACATGTGTGTCGGATTGCTTTCACATCCGTCAACGACTCCACCCTTTCAGGGAATCGCTGAGTATTATATGGTTCTGGTAGCTTAATGGCTTGATCTAGCAACGCTCGTTTCCAAACGCTGCTTTTGAGCTCAAGGTACTCCATCAAGGACTTGAAAAGTTGTTTCTGATTAAGTGATCTAAAGATCTCGCTGGGTGCACAAAACAGCGATTCAACGCACAACCATCCGAAGACGTCTTTCAGAGACACGTTGTCGGCGAACCCAGAATTGAAGACACAAGATGTTAAAACATCCGAATCATTAATATTCTTGGTTCTCTTCAACGCGTACTTCCAAACACGCCACGGAGTGTCGTCTGGCTTAACAGGGAACTTGTACTTATCCGGATGGTCATGAATCTTGCGTGCCAATCGTAGATCTATTTCACGAGGAACATATCCACAATCTAACGGGAGACCCAAACCACCCAAATCTTCAGGAATGAACCATGGCAAGTTCACAAGCTGAAGCGCTTTAAGATTACATGAGATAAACTTCTTAAGTAATATCCCACGTAAGCGCTCAGGTGCCACGTTCACTAACTCTCGCGCTCGACTTCCAATCGAACTGTGACCATCAACAACATTACCCTTCCCGTTGTCCTTGACTGCGCCCATAGAACGTTTCATACCATACATGATACCTAAGTTGACACTTTGAACTAATTCAAAGCGTACTAACTCGGGTACCTGAGGTTGATCCGTTATTAAAGCACATTCATAGCCTTCGGGATAGTACTCAAATGTCGTAGAATTTATGTTGAGGAACCGAGAAGAGAAATATACCTTGCCAATCGATGGCTCCATACCGACAAACGATGCGATGACCTTCCATTCCTCGTAACCCTCACGGGTTGCGCGGAACGCAGCGTCATCACCGTTTATTAGCATGCCGCAATCGGACAAGCGTAATCTCCTTTTTCGATCTCTCTCCAACACCATACGACAAATGGTAGCGTTGATGATACACAGGACCGGGAACGATACAATAGAACCCATGAGTTGACCATGCTGCTGATTCAAAATCTCACCTGTTAAAGGATTCTCTATCCGATGTCCAGTCATTGCCTTGTGAAAGCAAGATCGTTCATCGCCAGATAAATCCAACAGATCAGATATGGCGTCGACTGCACAGTCAGACGCGAAAGTACGCATCTGGTTAGTTGCGTCCTTATAATCAGCAGAGACAAAATACTCATGGTTGCGCAATCGCCCAACGACCCGTGAAACGAAACGGGCAGAAACCGGTTGCCCAGTAAGACCAAAGGTCAGGTGACTTTGAAGAGTTCGCCACATAAACTTCTGCAATGGTTTTAACATTGTATAAAGTAAAGGTGGACCCTTCGTAATCACACGAACCTTAAGTGCTTCACTGAGCCCCAACGGCACCGCCACAGGATCTTCTCGCCAGGCTTTTGAGCAAATTCTATTGTAAAGAATTTCGCATCGTTCAACCATCCGTCGATCGCACACCTGAAGTGTACAATTATTCACATCACCTTCCAAACCTTCTACCGGTGTCTTTATTACATTTACCAAATGGTCAGTAGTACGTAGACCATCCATCAGTGGATTCAACGCCAACTCCCATTTCTGAGAATTTTCATCGAATTTTCGGAAATCGGCGATTGCTGAAACTGCACCCATGTCACTCCGAGAATTTATGTAGTTAGCAGAAGTAGAAGGGAAAAAGGGTTTTATCCGATCCTCCTTAGTATACTGCTTACCACTAAAAATCTCATGACAAGTTCTATAAATTTCCTTCTCCATCACGGCTTGCGTTAATTCTTCTTGGGCAATGCCGGGCTGAACCACTCTAACGAAAGAGATAGGAGTCGCACTGGGTTTGCTCGTAAGAGCCTTCCAGGTCTTGACCTCCCCTTCTCGTAGGAGTTGTTTTCCGGGCCTTTCCATACCAGATTTAACACGAAGCATAGACGTGATAAAGGAATTGAACATGAACTTATCACTGCGGAAAAGACGATTGATCCACACATCGCCACGACCAGTCAACAACTTGTCGGGACGATCGTTGAATAGCGGACCAAGACCAGGCTGCGGAGGTACCTCTGCAACACAGCTCAACGGCCATTCATCAATCTCTTCCTGTGACATCTGTGCACGATCCAGCCGTGCACGCTGAGTCGCATAAAACGCCGAAATCTTCCACTTGATGTACTTCATAGGGTGCTCCCCCGTTATCGAAGCATTACGGATCCAGAGATCCATAGTACTCTTCAACGAGTACGGTTTACTACCAATAGTAGAGCCGTCAGCATCAAACCCATAAAGACAACACAAAGACACCACCACCTCCACACACCGCCTAACAAACGCATCGTCGAGTGACTTAAAAACCACACGACTCTGCGCGCCATCAGAGAGAGACTCTCCAATGTGGGCATCCTTAGCCTGCACCATTAGCGCACCCCTTGTTGACACACTTGTTGACATTGCGTGTTCCG